GAAGATGCGAGGTTCGCGTTCGAGGCGTCCCCCGTGATCATGTATTCCGGCATGGACCAACGGACCCCGGACATTCTCAGAATGCCGTTGCCGATCAGGATCGCCCCTTCCGCCTTGGAGGAGCTTCCCGAGCCGGGCCCGTCCTTGTACTCCAGACCGGGGGATAACCCGACCACAGAGCCGGGGACATGCTTGCGAGTCTTGATGATTCCCGGTCCAGACGGCCCCTGAACTGTCCGCGTCCCGTCAGTAACCATGCCGCTGGCGGCTTGGGCCTGCGTCTTCTGCGTCCCCGTGGGGAACTGCTGGACGTAGGCAATCGCCTGCCGAACCGATTCCCCTTCGATGGTGTTCTTGTGCAGCTTGTCCGACCGGAGCAGCCACGGCCAGACCTGATAGTAATCGCTCACCCCCCGCTTGGCGTTCCGGGAGACGTTCCGCTTGAAGTGTTCCACCCGGAAAGCCGGGTAATAGTCCCAGTCCTGCCCGCCGGAACCCCAGACAATGTGATACCCCAGCGGCAGATCCGGGCGCCGTCGGTCCGTATGGACCCCATAGGAGAACGAAGGAATCCCTGCCGCCGTAATCCCGAACTGCTGATAAGCGTAATCGTCGATGACCTGGGGGCTGATCGGACCCGTCAGGGCATCAGGTTCGTGGATCAAGAATTGGGCGATTCCCGCCTCCCCACGCTCGACCGTGACCACGGATTCCCCGTCCTCAATCGCCCGACCGTAGATCTCCTTGTCCAGATCGTTGACGAAGTTGTTCATCTCCATCAGGTCAGAGAGAACCGATTGAACTAGGTCCACAAGTTCCTCCGGAGGTTCCTGATTCTCTTTCGGCTGAATGCAGAACGTGAACCCCTTTCCGACCACGTAGTTCTTGAGCGTGTTGACCACGCCGATAGCCACCGGCCCGGAAGCCACCACGGCGCGGCTGACACCCCGCATCTGGGCCAGTTCCTGCTCCGTCTGGTAATAGGGCAGGAAGTTCCCGTCCGCACGATCCTCAATCCGGCTGGGCTGGGCAAAGTAACCCGGCGCGAAGCCGAAATCAGGCGTGTCCCACATCTGCTGCCGGGGATCGATCCAGTCCCCCCAGGCTTCACCCGTGGATTCCTGAAGCGGCAGAACCGGCGAGGCGTACCAAATGTTATTGCTCATGTGACAATCCTTTCCGGCGTGTCATCCCGCATTGCGTTGTTCTGGACGATCGACATCAGGCGGATAGCCCCTTCCAAGGCGTCCGGCCCGTCATCGTGATAGTCCTTTTCAGGGAACATCTGCATCTGCTCGACCAACAACTCCCCGCCTGTGTTCTTTCTGATCCGGAGTTTCTTCTGTGCCAGGTACGGATCGAGACGCTGAATCCGGACCCCCTTGTTCTCATGGTTGTTGATCGGTGTAACCGCAATCGGAGCGAGCCGGTTGAGTTGGGCATACTGATCGAACAGAGGAAGCAGAACTCCCTGAAACCCGTTCGCTTCCACGCCGCTGGCTGTGGGGTTGTAGCGGGAGTGCATCTGGTAAAAGTCCCGGGCCATATCCCCCGGCGGTCGCTTCTCAATGTCCGCGTCAACCCAGAGCATTCCCCGCGCAAGCCCCGTAAAGATGATCCCGGAATAGTCCCCTTGCTTGGACTCTTTCCCGATAGAGGGGTCCAGGTACAGGGAGGACATCTCGAAAGCATCGGGCCAGTCATTGGCCCAAATGTGATCCTCGAAATAACTGCCCGGCCACATGACGCCAGAGGATTCGGTTGCCTTGGCTTCCATTTCCTGAGCGTACCGGCGGGGTCCAATTTCCTTTTTGACAGACTCCAGTTCCTCAGGCGAGAGGAGAGGATTGTTAGAGCTTGGACGGTGGAAAACTTCCCATTCCGGATCAGATTTTTTGTCGTTGAACTGCTTCCAGAACCAGTTCTTCCCGTTGGGAGTAGAAGGCAGAATTGCCCACCCGCGTTTATCGGCGAGAGCCGGGCGAATGCGTTCCCTCCAGACTTCCGGAGCGGTGAAAGCGGCTTCGTCAATGACGGCACCATCCAGACCGGCCCCGCGGAGGCTGTCAGGATTCTCGGCGGTAAGGACAGTGATAGACCCGCCACTAGGAAACACAATGCGGCGAGGCTGTTCAGATTTCGATTTCCAACCATTGCAACACGCCTTTTTTAAGTCTTCCCAGATTTTGCTGGCTTCGATCTGAGGATAACTGGGGGCCACCCACCAGATATTCCCACCATCAAGAGCCCCCTTGAACTGGCCCTTGTATGATCCGTGCCCCCTCAGGCAGGCAATCATGGTCATTGCCGTTTTCCCCCACCGACGACCGCACATCAGGAGCTTGAACCGAGAGGGAGAGAGTAGCACCGGAACCGTGTGGGACAATGGCTTCGGCAGTGAGACGGTGGGCATTGCCGTACCAGTCTCCATCCTCGATGACCCGGATTTCCCCCGTGTGTTCATGGTTGACGGTGCCACTGACATTGACGTTATCCCGATACTTGTTGGGCTTCGATCCCTTGAGCATGAACATTAACAGCGTGTCGCTAAATTCCCGGATCTGTCCGCACTTCACCCCCTGATGAAAAACGGGCTTCAAGGTTCCATGCACGGCCCGGCGATGGGCCTCCATCTCCATAGTCTCAATCGCTTCGTCCTGAGCTTCAGTGAACGCTGCCACATAGTTCTCATCGCTATTCATCCACTGGTAATGCTGACATCGTTCGATCTTGGCGATTCTCGCCGCGTATCGAATCACGCCGCATTGCCGGTACGCTTCCAAGAACAGTTCTTTTTTCTTGGCAATCCTCCGCTGTTCCATCGCCCTTCCGGACAGCGGTTTCGGTTTCTCCGGCTTCGCCTTTCCTTGTGGTTTCTTCGCCATAGTCAGATCAGCGGCGCTGCCCCCTGAATTTGAACGTACCGCGTCAACTTCGCGGAATCGGACACCAGATACCCGAGGTAGGTCCGGCCCGAGACGATGTTGACGTCCCAGTCGATCTCCAGTTTGTACACCCCGTCCGCATCGTGGCTGACAGGCACGTCCGAAACGTCATCCACCACCGGACACCAGATCGGCGGATCCTGATCGTCGGTCGTGTCTTTCCAGTCACCAACGCCCGTTGTCCCGTCCAGGGAAAAGCTGTTCGCGTTAATAACGGTGACTTGCTGGGGTCCGTTCGCAGGCTTGTTCCCCACGCAATAGAACAGGCAGATCAGATCCCCGGTTGTCAGCCCGTGCGCCGTGCAGGTGATGACGATGGGAGCCACGGTATCGTTCGTGACGCCTTCGATCTCCACCTTTTGAGTCAGATCGGCCAGCGTGAACTTCAGGTCGGTCAGAACGGCATGGCTGGTCCCGTCGTAGGGTAGCTCGTCGTCTGAGTTCGTCAGCGTGAAGCGGAGTTTGTCCAGATTGTCATGCAGCAGGATTCCGCTCATCGTGTGGGCACCGTTGAAAGTGAGACTCTGATCTCCGGTCGGTTGTAATTCATCACGTTGATATTGGTTGAAGTTCTGTCGCGGACATTGATGCTCGGCGGCTGAGTGGTCCCGAATAGCATTGACCGGAACGTCCAGGCACGAAACATCCACGCTTGAAAGCTGAGTTTCATGACAGCGTTACCGCCGATCTATTTCCGCTGATGTCTGCCGTGACAACCACGCGGGTAGTGTTCGTTCCGATTCCCTTAAAGGTCTCTGTTCCCGTGCCTGCTCCGCTGACTTTCCCCGCACAGATCGCCGCGATGTATCGCATGGCGTTCCTAAACGTCACTCCGGTTTCAACACCGTCCGCAACGTCGAACAGCTTGGTCACGATCTCGGCGGCTGCATCGTCAGCCAGTTCCAGGGCCCCGAATGCGTCGGTTGCGATGACAGTTGCGTCAATCGCCCCTGTGGCAAACTTGGCGGTTGTGATCGCTCCGTCTGAAAGTCCGTAGCCGGTCTTGTCGTTGTTCGTCTGGACAATCACACCCTCGCCGAACGTCCCGCTTGTGCTGTGTCCTGATCGGCTCAAGTCCCAGACGGCAGCCGCATTCGTCGCGGCGCTTGGAGGTGCGGTATATCCCGCCGTTGCAAGCCTTGTTGACGTTGCGACGTCAATCCGTCCGAGTTCCGTCGTTAGTTCCGTTCGGACTTGCGAGGCGATAGCCGCAGCCGTGGGAGGTGTGCCGGTCGCGATGTTCTGGACCTGATACCCGAACGTGCCCGCTGTGTTGTGCCCGGAATAAGCCAGATCCCAGACGTGAGCCGCAACGTCATCCATGCCGGTCGATGTGATTACCACGCCTCCCGCATTCGGGTTAATGTCCCGCGTGCCCGTACCGATCAGAATCAGGCCCCCCGTGGAGCCAGGAACCACACCCGGCAAGCTGTTCACGGTCCCCGTGGGAGATGCCACATTGAAGAATGTGGTAATCCCGCCAGCAAGTCTCCCGGAAGCCCCTTCAGTCGGAGCCGTGCCGATGATTTTCGCGACGTCGGCCTGTGCCACACCAGAGGACACACTCAGGGCAGCGGTCCCGGTTCCCGCAACTAACAAAGCTCCAGCAGACCCGCTCGCGACATTCGGGAATGCGGTCAATCCACCTCGCACCGTGTCTTGGTTATCCCAGCCCGTCAACTCGATCTCGACCGGGCAGGGGGCCATGTTCGTCGCGCCCTTGAGGAGCAGGGAGACCACGCGGCCCTTGGACGTTGCCAGAACCGCGTTTGGCAAGTCGAGCCGGTACCAGCCCGGCATGTTAGTCGCGTCGATCTCCTTGAATCCGCCGGTAGCCCATGCGGACGTGATCGCCGCCAGAGTTGCGAGCGTAATCGCCGTCCCGGTCGCATTTGCCCCCGTGAACGAGTAATAGGCCACTAAGCTGCCCGAGTTGTAGACCAGCCCCGTCAGGCCCGCTCCGGTCGTGGAACTGCTGTCCGAGATGAAAACATTGATGGACTCGCTGGTCTTACCGGCTTGGATGGAGATCTTCATTCGTTGCCCCTCACAAAGTTCTTAGGGCCTGTGCAGCCAAGCCCAACGCAAGCCGTTTGAGTGAATATCCCACCCGCAGCCGCCGTGTAAGTGATCGTGCATCTCACATGCTCAACACGCCCTTCGGCACCGATGTTGTTGCCCACCGATTCCGCCGCCTGAATGCGAATCCCGAAGTTACTGGCGTTGATGTCCGAATAGGTCCATGTGGTGCCCAGCAGACTCGAAGACGATCCATAGGACCGATAGGCGAATGACGTGCCCCACTCGACAGCGGATTTCTGGTCTGTCCCGACAGCCGTCCCAGCCTTGAGGGGCTTGACGAGCTTGTCGAAAATGTTGTCCGCACTCGCTACCTCGCGAACACGAACCTCGAAGAGGATGCCGTCAATCGTCGCCCCTGCCGGAATCGAGAAACCGAAGTTCGTGACATCCAAATACTCGGAATCACCGGACGCTTCCGCATCGAAAAATGCGAAGCTGGCATCACTGGCACCTGTCACATTTGACGGATCGGTCCAGAACGACGTACCGGCAGCGCTGTTGCTGCTCGCTGTGCCCGCGTTGTTCGGTCCTGCCGTCGTCATCCCATCCCCTTACAGGCTTGCAACCAGTTCCTTGACCTGTTCCCACGTCATGGAGCCATCGGCAACCGCCGGGGCGCAGGTGTTCCAC